ATGGTTTTACACATTCACAATTTTCATATATATATATTCTTCTTACTGTTGGTTTATCATTCTGGTCAATAACAGTAACGGTTTTTGAAGTTCTTTTTAGTATCGTAAAATCTCCGCATCTTACCGTTTTGTAAGTTTTTCCTGTCTCAAATTTTATTATCATTTTCTCTTTTCTCCTTTCCTCAGCCTTTCTATTAATAAGTATATATCTTTTTCCTGCTTTTGTCAAGAAGTTTGTTGAAAATATTTGATAAAAATTGCGATTATTTTACTTTTTTAATTACTTATATCAATAGACTGTAAAGTCGATTCTTACCCATCACGTACAATACAGAGGGTTTTTCAGGCTTCCTCTATCCCTGTCTCTTTTAATAGTCTGTTCCATGGGAAAATATCTATACCTCTCCCTTTTTTTACATCGCTTTTTCTTCCAGGGGAAATTGTAGAATGGTCGGTCAATTTTATTTCAGGCCATCTATTTTTAATATCTATGCATAATTCTATAAGTGCATTTATTTCTGGTCCCGGCCATCCATCCCAATGCATAGCCCATCCTCTTTTTTCCGCTATTTTATTTATGCTGGTAGGTGGTCCGGCAAGTTCAATTCCAATACTGCACACATTAACAGATTTCCATTCCTGCCCCCTAATTTTTGTTGGGTAATCCTTGAGACTGGAAAATCCAGCATGCCAAGCTATGTATTTCTCAGGGACCATATTAGTAATAAGCCCATTTCTATCAATTACGTAATGAGCAGATGAACCTTTATTTCCTGGACATTGAAACCAGTATATACACTGCGGTCCTGTACACGCAGCCCAGTGAATGACCAGGAGAAGATTATCCTTTTTCCATTTGGTTTTATTTCTTGCTTCTTTGTATTGTATCTTCATCTATCCTCCTATTTTATATTCAAACAAAGTATTATTATTACACCTTTCCCTTGCTATATAGCAATATTTTTGACAACAATCTATTCCGATATATTGTCTCTTATTATTTTTTGCTACCTTACAAGTTGTACCACTGCCACACATCGGATCAAGCACAATATCGTTTTCATTTGACCATGACCTTATATGATCATAGGCAAGCAGATCCGGGAAAATAGCAGGGTGGTTATATGCTATTTTATCCTTTGTTGTATTTCCTCCGCCATTGCAATAATACCAAATATTTCCGGCTAATTTTTTTTTGGCATTTTGCATATAATTATTTTTCCTATAAGTACCATCTGAATATCTATGAAATTTTTTTATTTTTCTTTTTTCACTGGATAATTTAGGAATTATAATAGGATTCCATGTTTTTAATTTTCCTTTTACAAAAATAAACATATATTCAAATTCTTGCTGATACCTATTGTCATTATAAGGTGGCATATCTTTTTGATAAATCATAGTATCATGTAAGTTAAAACCACACTCCATAAAAAACAAAGCTTGCTTAAAACTTGTACCCGTCTCACTCCCGTTTTTTGTCATATCTCCTACTACCCATACAACAACACCGCCTTGTTTTGTTATCCTGTATAATTCAGGTATTAGTTTCTTGTAATCAAACACATAACCTTGATAATTTCTTAAATCATCATAAGGCGGAGATGTAACCGTCAAATCTATAATCTCATCAGGCATAAATGATATTAAGTCTAAATGATCACCACAAATTATTTTATTGATATAATCTTTTGGATATTTCAAATACCCCCCAAAATAAAACAAACTATCACGGTAAGAATTGTCCCGGCGATCCATCCTGCTCGCTCAATCCATCTCCATAATTGGGATCGCTTTAATTTCTTTTCCGAGTCTTTCAAGTTCGACTCTAAATTCTTCAAATATTCTCTCTCCTTCTTCTGCTCTTCTAAGTCTTTCTCGTTCGAGTCGCTCAAATTCTCTGTTAGTTTCTCTGAGTCGGTCAATGTCTGTTCTGAGTCGTCTATTATGTTCTTCTGATTCTCGTAAATTTCCTCGTAGAGCTGCAATAGTTCGTTCATCCTGTCTTGATCGTAGTTCCCTTGCAGATAGTAATCCTTCAAGAGAGGAAACTTCTTTGAGAGACTGTTCCAGAGATTCATTAATCGTTGCTTTCTCTCCGGTGAGATTCCCGATTCGTTTTGATTGTTCACATCCCCAGGCGATGAGTAACAGACAAGCAATAATAAGACCGCCAAAAATAACCAAACGTATATATTTTCCCATTTCATGCAATCTCCTTATAATTGAGGATGTTCTCTTGTAAGGCCATATTTTTGATCAAGCTCCTCAAATTTTTCCTGCCATCTATCACACTTATCTAAACCAGGACACAAAGAATCTACAATAAAACACCCCTTGCACAAATCTTTATCCTTCATTCACTTTCTCCATTTCTGGTTTATAGTTCAATCCTCTTTGCCAGTCATCCATAACTTTCCCGGTAATAGCTGCCATTCCAAGAGTGACTATTGCCCAGGTATTGGCAATAAAAACAGATTCTATTCCACCCATAAAAACCACATTCAATAATTGATATACAAACACTATAAAAGACGATATATAAAATGCTCGCATCTTTTGTGATTTCATGGATTCTGACTCCCGGTAGTCTGCTGTGTCTGAAATTGTTTCAACATAATATCTTTCTGTATAGATGTACTTATCCCCATATACACAGTCGCTATGAATGTTATGATACAAATTATTACAGGTACCCAGGTTTTAACAGCATTGCCAGTCCTGCATTTTAACTTTTCTATTTCATCAGTATTTTTTCTTATATCCCCCCGCATTCCGTTATCTTTATTCTTGCCAAATAATTCTACATTAAGTTCCGCAAACTCTACCTGGACCTTGTTTAATGCATTGCTGATATCTTTTATTTCGTCCCGGGTAGCCTTGGATGTCTCTGCTATTACATTTATCTGGACTAAACTTTTTTGCAACTCAGCCCACTGCTTATCAGTCATTATTCCTTCCATTCTGTGATCCCTTCTACAAAAAAAGCCGTCCTGCCAGGCAGAGACGGCTATGATGGATCACAGCCTTATTATACCTGGCTTCCCGCTCTATAATTTAAACAGACTTATTTCTGTTTTATATCTCCATTTTTCATAAATTTACATACTAATTGTATATTATTCCCACACTCATATTTAGCTCTCATCTTCTCTATTCTCTTACATATTGCGTTATCTGTCAAGGATAATCTTTCTGCAACCTCTTTTACCCGGTTTCCTTCCATAAGCAATTCGATAATCTGTATATTTATTTCATCTTCATCTATATTTACTTTTACCCCTGGGTGAATATTATTAAAATAAAACACCACAATAAATTCAAATCCTATCAGATACATAACTGTGTTTATCAATCCATTCTCTGGAAGAAAAAAAAGAAATTTTACCACGGTTGCAATTATTATTATTCCGAACAGGATATAAAGCTTTTCTTTAAATCGCATCATGTAAATAGAAAAAATAAGAAATGAAGCTCCGGAAAGATTACCCCAATCTCCAAAAACAATACACATTACTGCACAAACAAAAATTATCCATGCATCCAGCTTAAACGAATCTATAAACATATAAATAACCACCACAATAAAAAATGACACTACATAGATTAACCAATCCATATAGTGCCATCTATTCACAATCGCTTTTATCATATTCAAAATCATTATTAAAACTGAATTGAATATAATTATCTGTTTATTTGTGATCCCTTTGAACAATCTTTAACCGCTCCAGAAAGATAAAGGCCCCATGACCATTGCTGCTTCCTCATCTGACATTGAAGTAGTCTTTTGAAGTTCCATGATCCTTTCATCCCAATTCTCTCCATGTTCTTTTCCCCTGTGTTTCAAAATACACAGTTCAAGTACATTAAGAACTCTTTCTCTTTCTGCAAGATCATCAATTTGATAAGGAATCCCCAGTTCCGCTCTTACCCTGGGTTCTGTTATCACTTCTTGCGAAAAATCTTTATCACCTGCTTTTTCTGCCATCAAGATTAATAATGCCACTTTTCCACAGGATTCATGTTTCCCGAATCTTTCCGGTAAAAACTCTGTCACATATTCTTTGACTGTCATTGTATCTCCTTCCTAATTATCTAATCACACAAATTTATATTTGTCAATCTTTTTATTGCTGCCTGTCGGTCAACCTCTTTCAGTTCCATTACTCTTTCAGCAGATAACCAGGGAGTATTGACCACAGCATTTTTATACAGCAAATCTGAATAAAACGTATCAGTCTTTTTTATCCAGCCTTTCTCAAGGCATTCTTTATACATTTTTGTCCCGGGATAAGGAGTAGCGATATAAATATTTCTCTGATCCAGGTCCAGGTCATTTGCGTATTTTAATGTTTTATATATATCGTCCTCGGTCTCCCCAGGATAACCGATTATAAAAAACCCGCACGTTTGTATTCCAATCTCTTTTAATTTACTCACAATTTCCTCAGCTTCTTCAAACTCAAGCCATTTATTCCTGAGACCCATGGCTATTGCTGTTTTTGTTGATCCGGTTTCAAAGGGCAAAGATAACCTCCAACATCCTGAATTTCTAAGTTTTGACAATACCTCTGCATCAAATAAGCTTTTCACATATATTCCGTTCGGGCATGACCACCAGAATCCATACTGTTTTATAAGGTCCATTAGCTCAAGAAATCTATTTTTATCCCACGAAATATTATCATCTTCAAAAAATAATTCCAGTATTCCTTTTTTTTTCAGATAATCAAAATAATTTTTCATGTATTCAGTTGAATAAGGTTGCCAACATCCGGAAAAATCCCGTATACCACAAAACCCACACTGCCTGTCACATCCAACAGAAGAAATCACACTCATCCATTTTTTTGTTTTTGATTGCAAATCATGAGGTCTATTCAAATCCCAGTATTTCTTTACTTCTTTATTCTCGAAAAAAGGAATATTAAAATAATTTATATCTTTTATTTCGTCTTCAAATGTTGCTAAAAAATATTCCTCACCCCTCATCCTGGTTATCGCATCAACGGCATCAGGTTTCTCTGTCAATCCAGTTATCGCAGCATGATAGCCACCACCAATTACAAGCGTTCCTGGTTTTTTAACAATATTTGCAACTCTTAAATATTCTTCGTTCTGAATAGAAAACCTGCAACTTATTCCAATTATATCATATCCGATCTTAATCAAGTTTCTGCAATCTTCTCCAATGTGTTCATCACATATATTCACAAACTTAACATATTTTATTTTTTCTAAAGTACTTCGCATCTTCCATAAATGGACAGGTGGCATATATGTTTTTTTCTGTCCTGCTAAAACAGGAGATTTAAGATTAATCAGAAGTATTTTTAGTTTCACTACTGAGTCCTCTCTCCCCCACTTAAGTAGTAATTCGATTCGAATTCTACAATTATGTTCATCTCTTTTAATTCTTCAACATATATTTCAAATCCAACTTCTGATATTCCGGTCATTTGCCTCACCCCTGTCACCTTATTACACTTATCCTTCAAAAGATGTTCATTGAAATAATGCTGCACCGCCTCTATCATTTGAGCTTCACAAAAAATAAATCTGTTCCTGCCTTTCATAAATTACCTCCTTATACACCATTCGTTTTTTTCTATTATTTCTTTCCTTTTAGCATTTGCAGCATCAATGGCGGTCTCTTTATCTTTACCAAGGAAAACTCCTTCCATCCATATTTTGTCATCATCCAATTTTAACTCCAAATAACCTTTTTCTGTACAAAGATCATCATCAGCAACCTTTCCTATATCCCTTATATTACCATTTTTTCCCATGGAAATATAGAAACCTTTTATATTATTATTTTCTATACTCTCAACCACTTCATGCTCTTCTATTTCATGATCATAATGTTTATCTTCTGCCATACAATTTTCTTCATAATATTTATTCACATCACATTTGCTCTTGAAAATTTTATTTATATAACAGCTATCTTCTCCGGTTGTCATTATTACATATACTTTCATATTAACTCCTTTTCTTATCCTAAAGATAAATATTTTACACCCTTTGGCAAATCCATCATTCATCTCCTTCATCTCCGTTTTATTTCCAGTAAAGTTTTCTTCCTTCTCTTGAAATCTCATCAACTATTTCTTGATCCGGCTTCCATTCCCTCAAAAAACTTATCCTGGAGTATTTTTTCTTATACGAATAAAATATATTTGCATAATCTTCATGGAAATATATCTTACGTCTCGGGAACCTACTGTGTCGGAACTTTACGCTGCCACGGAATCCATCCCCGGTATATGCTATTGAACATTTCTTGCATACATCTGGAAAGTCCCCGGTATAATTTCGTTTCCTGAACTCCCGGTATTTTTCGTTGTTATAGAACTCAACAATAGACCCGTTAAGAGGTACCTTCCCAAACGTAAGCTGGAATTCATTCACAACTTTTGTATGCCACCCACAGGCTATTGAGTCCCCGGTACTTCTTATTTCTAATGCCATATCATCCGGATACCTGCATGGAAATATTCTCATCCCGCCTTCATTGCTCACCAGGCTTTTCCCGATACTTACAAAGTCCATGCCGTATTCAAGCCAATATTGAATAATCTCTTCTATCTCTTCATAGTCCTGACCTCTCCTGGTTATCTTAATACCAACCTGGAATTTACTTCCTTTCTTATTTTTCATCTTCATAACCTGGTCAATAACAAATTTAGATTTTTCCCGGACAAACCCTTTCATGCATAATTCTGGACTTTTTGATTTTTCATAATATAATCCATTCTGTGAAAAAATCAGCAAATACAGAGAACTGCCTTTATTCGTTATCATATCAAATACTTGGGGTTTCCACACGTTTGAATTCGTTGTGAGTGAAAAAGGTATTTCATGAAAAATTATCCTGGAATAAATATTCATTGCCTCTGGATGCAACAAAGATTCACCCAACAAATTAGATGTGATTGAACAATTTATTTCCTCTTTTTTAATCCTGTTAATTATTGAATAAGCTAAATCAGTATCCATATGCACTGGCTTGAATTGTGATTCCGGATCAGACACCGGACACAAAGAGCACCGCATATTACAATGACTGCTTAATTCTAACACAACTTGCCTTGGAATCCTCATATTACTCCTTCGCTTCCTAAAACATCAAAAAATATCCTGATGCTACAGCGCAACATATACCTATAATTTTTTTAACATATGTTGTATCCTCAATCTTCATACTGTATTCCATCCATCTTATCGGTCAAAGAAAAGGTAACATTATAGTAGTCAAACACCCCGTACATAGTTCCAATATCTTTTTTTAATGGATCATTAAATTCATACTTAGCCCTGAATCCGTATCCGGTATACGCTGAATTACAAGTTGCACAGGGCCCTTCAAAAATACCATTCTGCTGTTTATCTCTCAATTCAACCAGGGCTATCCTATTATATGCATCCTGCAAATCCTCATTATCTCCAAGCTTCCCTATTTGAAAATAATTGTCCGCATAAACTGAGGTATCATACATACATGGAACAATCTCTCTATCTGCCCTGACCAGCAAAAATTTGTCATTAAAATACTGGCAGGGGTAGCTCCTTAAAGACAGCCCGGACTGATTAAGCATCCTACCTACGCATACATAATCAACACCCTGGTTAAGCCAGTAATAAATAAAATTCTCTATCTCCTCCCAATCCTGCCCTCGCTGGCAGATCTTCAAACAGAGATCTATATTGTTACCCTTATGTTCTTTAAGGTTCAAAAATCTATATATATTTTTCAAAACATTATCGTTGTATCCTTGTCGGCATAACGATAAAGAAGTAGATCTAGGCAGTCCATCTATTGAAAAAATCATCTGGTAAAAACTATTCTGCTCCGTGACCAGTTCAAACAATTCGTTATTCCAAATAAGCCCGTTTGAAGTAAGATACACCCTCTGTTTTTTCCCAATAACATATTGAATCAATTCATATATATGAGGATACAATAAAGGCTCGCCGTTCATAAATGGAATTATTGTTGCATCGAAATCATTCCTATCCACAATTGACTTAACAAAATCAAAATCCATATCCTGAAGTTTTACTTTGCTGAGATTTTTCAAACATCCTTCACAAGACATTTGACATCTATTTGTTACTTCTATTGCTATCTGCCTGGGGATTGCTAAACCCATTTAAACACCTTTCTCTGTATGTATTATTTTATGGTCATAAGTCATTTCACCAGGAACTGATAAATTCATTCAACTATCCTTTTTTCCCATATGATTGATATAATCAGGAATACCAATTTTAAGGTTATAAGCTACTTGAGCTAATGTAAATTTCCCGCATTGTAATGTTTCGAATAAAAAATCGCTACTATAATATTGCTCCAAATATTTTTTAATCCATGTATCTCTTCTTTTATCAATTATTCTTTTTATTTTACAACTTCCTTGCGGTTCACCAGTTTTACCTGACCCTGCCGTCACATCATATTGCATAGATCATCCTCGTTATTTATTTCCTGCAATAGCTTCAACATACTTTTCCTCTTATATTGAATCTTCACTTCATACGCTATGGCATTACCGCACACACGGCATTGTGTAATACTGTCCGGCTCTACCTCGCTATTAACAACACTAAGTATAACAGTGTTATTTGCACCGCAGAAGTCACATTTAATTTTTATATCTGTACGTATATATTTCATAACGTTTAATCAAAAAGGGGAAGGCACAACGAATTGCGGCGACCCTTCCCCACACTTCAATGAGAGTTGAAATGAAAAGTAGGTTGGAGATTTTATGGTTTTATAATTATAAAATTCAACTCTCATAAATCCAATATACTCCTTTTAAAAAAAAATGCAAGGGGATTTTTAAAAAAAATATCCCCCTGCGGAGTTAATAGAAAATCAGGCAACGCCTGTATTCCCTTTTATACTGCTAAACTTGTTTGTTACTCTTCTCAGTATTTCATTATTTTCTGTAAATATTTCTATACTGAAAAAATCCTGATCATAGTACTCTACAGTCCCGGCAAACTCCAACAAGCTTTCCACAAAAGGCTTCTTATTTTCTGACCTGGCAAACTGCTTATTCGCACGCACCCCTATAAGTTTTATTCTTTTTATTTCCCAGTGATGTGGATATTCCCAGAAAGATTCAACCGTTACCCAGTGTTCTTTCGGTTCCCCGTCTGAAAGCAATTTTATTCCGTACGGCCACATTTCAGCAGCTATTACCAGGTTATCGATAACTCCCTTTTTCCGGTTACAGAGTTCTATTTGTTTCAGAAATTCAAAAGTCTCAGACACTTCATGTGCGGTTCCATCGATAATGCCTGCATCTATATCCTTATACATCTCAGCTTTCAGTAGTTCGTAATACGTAGGATTGATTGTATAGATATCTCTCGATACCGCATCAATATAGTCATATTTAACATAGTCCGGGGACCACAGATAAAGATTATTATTTCCCATCCTTAACCTCCCCGGCTTCTATTTTTCCATACTCTTCCAATATCCAGGCTGCTCTGTTATGATCATCAACAGCAATTCTTAACTGATGCTGTAGCATGGCTATTTTTTTCTGTATATCTTCAACAATAGCAGCCTTCTCTTTTTTTATCTTTTCAAGTTCCTTAACTCTTTCATCAAACATTTCTATAACTCCTTATATCTTATTTTCTAATTGCTCAACCCTTTTCATTCTTCTATAAGTTTTTCATATATAAAATCAAGGTTAATTTTAGCCTTGTTTAATTTTTCTCTTAGATTTGCTTCTGTTGTTTGCATATTACGTATACTTTCTTGTAATGTAATCAAATTACTTTCTGCTGTTGTAATATAACTTTCAAGTTCTAATTTTCTATCATCTATTATTCCCATATTTACTCCTTTAATTTTTCTAATTGTTCAACCCTGTTGATTAGCTCTGTAACTACACCAAATAGCTGTCGAATAGCTCCCCATGAAAAACTGATTCCTGTTTTTAAAGAAATATAAGGTTTGCCATCCTCTCCATATAAAATATTTTTTCCATCTTTTGATTTTGTTAATAACCACTCTGGCAAAGTATCGTCATCGATCATCTCTAATCCAGACCTAGGGTTAATCTCTCCACTTCCTTTTATTGCGCAAATAGCAGCAAGATCATCAAATGTATCAAGATGATCAAAATCGGCAACGTTGTTAAAATCATCTGCATACATATCGTCCCAATAATCAACCGGATTCCCTATGTCAAATACACCGGTTCCCTGCGTTCTTATATGAGCAATAATCTTTACACCGGCAATGTCCGCCCCTGTCATTACTATTTCGGAATCAGAATCATTATAATATATTCTACATCCATCAGAAAGATATATAGAAGTATCTCTATCAACCCCGCTCACATAGCTACCCAGTCCTATAATATCAGTCTTAATTACAAAAACATCTGTTCCCGCTATATTGAATTTTCTTTCACTTTCTGATTCATCCCACCAATCGTATGAATCGCTTGCCCAATAAAATCTGCAATCCCTATTACTTCCCCCGGCATAACCACCGATACCTATAGAGTCGGAAGCATTGTCAATTAGAAGTTTACTTACCCAAGTTATATTGCTATCTTCCGTTCCTGATACAGCCGTATCAAATCTTATTGTCCCGTCTGTATTCATCAAGAACAGAGCTGCTTGCTCAGTAGATTTATACTTAAAATCTCCGTCATAATATGCATTATTCATAATACTAAAGTGAGTTACCGAATTACCGAAAGATATCGCAGATAACGGAAATTCTAATGCAGAATATCCAGAATGCCATGCTTCTAAATCTGTTGTATATATCCCTGTCACATTAGGTCTTATCGCAAAAGCATTAGTACCTGTTATATTTATATTCAATTCGCTTTCAGATTCATCCCAAAAATTATATGTATCGGTTGCCCAATAAAATCTGCAATCCCTATTACTATCCCCAGCATATCCTCCAATACCTATATAATCATCATTACTATCAATTTTAAATCTGTATACATCTGATGTACGGAAAGTAATTGCAGCACTTTCTAATGCCCTGATATTAAATCCTCCAGTTCCACGATGATTAATATAACTTGGAGCGTTTTCTCCAGTATTATATCTAAGAATTTGTAATCCATATAATGTATATGTTGTATCACCAACTAAATTTATTGAAGATTGAATATTAGTAGAACATCCTTGTCCAATTTTTAATATCCTATTATCTGTATCTGATGTTAAAAACAAATCCCCATAAACATCTAAATCAGTTCCAGGAGATGATGTTTTTATTCCAATATTCCCACCATCTTCGATAAATAAGCCTAAATTCCCACCGTCATCTTTTAATGACAATCCATCCCCATCTATAGCCAATATATTTTCAACATTAATACCGCCATTAAAGGTTGGTGCATCAGTAAAAGTCTTAACTCCCGGAATAGTTTGAGCACCCCCTGGGGTTCCTCCGGTATCGCATAAAATCGCATTATTATATAAAGAATCATATTGTGATTTCTTTGTTGTTCCACCAATCGAAGTTGTGTTTGTAGGTATTGACATTATTATCTCCCGTATTTATCTTCTATCCTAAAAATATCATTTTCATCATTATGACCAAAGGCCATATCAATAATACATCCATATTCTTGAGAACCTCTATACACTGGTCTGTGAATATAATATTTCGGAATATAAACTATATCACCTTTTTTTAAATTACCTTTTTTTAAATGCTTTTCAACGAAAACCGGAATAAAATTCATATCTTCATCTATTTCTTTTGGTACAGGGATATCACTGTGCCATACCTCAAAATCATCCAGACAATAATATACCTGGTCTCTAATTCTGTGATACTGCAAACTAAGCATTTCATCTTTTCTTATATGCAATACTTTCGCTGTACACTGTGTATTCTCTGCGAACATTTTATAATGTCCCCAGGGACGATTAACTATCTTAACATCAGGGATGCCTGCTGCACCGTTTCTTAAATCTAAAATCATATTAACTCCTTTTATTTGCCATCATGCATTACCACCATTTAGATTTGTTCCAGGTTACACTATCATCTGAATCTATAAACCCATCATCATCAGTCCAATATCCCCAGTGTTGCAATGCATAATTCTTTTTTTCTTGGCTCCACGAATCATCCCATGGATCGCCGGAACCGCCACCGAGCTCAGGGGGAAAGGTAACTGTATCATCTGTCCAATTCCCAACTTCAGATCCAATTCCTCTTAAATTATCAGTAACTATGTTTAACTGATTATTTAGAAAGTCCTTGGTAATCTCTTTTATTTCTAATGGCACATAATCAAGCCATGCTATATTATCATTCTCAGGGATTCTTTTAATTGATATTGTCATTCTGTCACCAACATTTTTTTCAGATAATTGTAATTTGGTTTTAAACTTAACCCTGATATTTCCGTTTGTATTCAGTAATGAAACTCTATCAAGATAGATATTAACCGAATCCGCATCTGATAATAATGTCGGTATCGTCCTTGTTTTTGTTATCCCATATAATCTCTCGGTTATATTAGAACTTTTAGATTTGTATGTATATGTGTTTTTTTGATAATTCTTTTTCCACCCTGCCCTTATAGTTTTTCGAATATCGTCCTTTACTGAATCAGCACTTAATGAATTTTCTAATATATCATCTTCGTTAACATTATCCAGATCCTCATCAAGATTTGGTGTCCATATACTAATATCATAAAGTCCATCATTATTCACAAAAAAAGTCCCGAGACAACTTTTCATTATTTCAGACACAACATCTATCGCCTGCCTGAATTTATCAACACAAACACCAACCTGAAAATCATCTGCTTCTGCTTCTGCTGCCTCAACTCCTGTCTGGTTCCAAGTTGTCGATGTATATGTCTCTCCTATTATGTCACCTATTTTTCGTGTAATTACAACAGGATTCTCAACAATACTTCCAGACACATACCCGTGATAATCTACCGTCACCAGATCCCCTGGGGTATATGTCGATGTAGGCAGTTTAAAGGTTGCTGCTGCCACATCCGCACTCTGATGACTTACATTATTTTCTTTTACCCTCACTTGGTCAATTGATACTATACTATTTAGTGATGTATCCAGAATCTTAAACGTATGTGTGCTTGTTGCTGTCCCGAGTGCCCGGGTAATACATGTTACTGCTTGATTTTTTATTATTCCCCATCCAACAGGAATTGCTTTTCCAACATCCTCATCCGCTAAATTGGGATAGGCTGTTTGATCAAATGAATTTATAGGAATTACAGTATCCCAATTATCCTTTTTATCAACAAACGAAATATCAAATTTATCTGTTGTGAAATTTTTCTGTTCAATTATTCCTTTGAAGGCTTTTTTATATTCAGAATAGGGCAGGTCTTCTCCTCCCCACAATATTGTTATCGCCTTATTATTCCAGGCATATTTATTATATATGCTGTCAAAAAACCCAGTCCCATCCCCTATATCTGCATTTATCAAAGACGCACTTCCCTGTGAAGTAATAGACACACCCCAGAATAAATCTTTTTTCTGGATTATTTCAGGTATCGACAGCAAAAAGGGTTCATAATATCTATCATTAAATATTACCCCGGACTCCCCGAAATTATTACAGATATACATTTTATAATTCGCAACAACATCATGCTGATAAGGCGTATCAGATCCGCTCATTTCCGCATATATTCTATTATTTGCAGTATCGTGAAAATACTCCCCTGCCGATACCGCAGCAAGGGAACTCACTTCAGTTAACGCCGCCCCATCCTCATAAACACTCAGTACATGTATTGATTCTATTTCGACATAATATATATTCCCTGCATGGTTTGTCCAATACAAAAGCTGTTCACTCGGCTCTATTTCCATCAATGCTATTTTAAGCGAATTTGGATCTGCTATTAATTCTTCGTATGTCGTTATACTCATTTCTGCTCTCTTATCATTATTGTCCCAACTTCAAGTACTGGTGTATTCTCTAATCTCTCATATTCCGTATCATTTGTCAATACTCCATATATAGTATTACTGTTCAACGAAGTATCCAGGCTAATCCACAAAGGAGTGTGAACACCAAGATAATCAAACATAGCTTCAAAGGTTGTCTTTGTCGTGTTATTATAATATTTATCGAGCGGATCAATTCCTATTTCATACACGAAAACCGATGTCCGCCTATCAACCCATGTCACTCCAGAATATGCTAATTGCTGTTTTGATCTCCTCTGTATAATTTTTTTTCTAAAAGTTATATCGTTCTCATATCTGTGTTGCGGTTCAAAATAAGTTCCAGCGAAAATCCTACCAATCTCAGAATATCTTTGTGACCTGTCATACCAGTACAACTGCATACTCTTAATTAATGTAGCTGTAAACTCAATAGATATTATGTTTGAATTATAAGTCAATGTTGAACTCAAACTAATTGCCGTTGCCACATTCCACCCACCAGAAAATACAGTAGAGGTCCCCTGGGTTCCTCTTAATCTTATAACTGTCCCGGTAGCAAAATTATGTTTATCGATTATCAATGTGTTTACGCTTTGTGTAGATGTAAAAGAAACTATTATTTCATGCTCGTTTCCTTTCGTTGCCGTCGATGTATAAGCAAATGACCCCGAATAATTAGTTGCATACTCAAATCCCATAAGCACCGCAACGGTATTATATCTATAGGTAGGATTGTTAAAGCTCATTTCAAAAATTCCAGCCGTCCCGGTTCTTCCTACATGAAATTGTTGTGTAGCAGAATTATAAGTACATGTGTGATCAGAATATATACCTATACTATTAAGATTTGATTCAATAACAGAAGCAAGCCCTGACCCGGTATAAGTTCCAGATGCTACAGAAAATTTGTATGCTATAGTTGATGTGTTTCGGAAAGTAAATCCTCTGTTATATTCTGTAACGACAAAATCAGATTCCGTTCTCCACACTTTTGCCTTAACAGTATTCTGTATATTCGTTGCAGGCAATCCTGCAAGCTGGCTTGAATACCTCACCACAGTTCCCTGGTCAACCTGATTCAAATATTTAAAATGAATTAAACTCATCTTGCGTTCTCACTTACTGCCCTGGGATGTATTAATATACCTCCATCTTTACTCATCTTTTGAATATATTGCAAATCTGCACTTCCTATTATTCTTCCATCAGATGCAACTACAGTTATTACAGACGGCATAATACTAACGGAAGGCATCCCTTTGCCACCTGCATTTATATATTCCAACACTGACCTGTTCTTTCTCGCATCATCGGCATTTACAATATACTCACCCTTTGAAACTCTTGCTGTGATTGCATCTATCCCGGGGACTCCATCTACCCAACCACCTTCCTTGAAAGTTGGTAATGCCGGTGGCTTTGTAGCAAGAACAAATCCTGTCTGTATTAATGCTAAACCTCCGATTATCCCGGCTAAAATAGGCCCAATTATTGGACCAAATGATAATGCTTTTGTTATTGCCTCTGCTGTATTCATCGCTATATTAGCAAGAGTTTCAGCCCGTTTGAAAAAAAACATTTGTCTCGCTAATTTAGCTTTCTCAAGTTCGGCTTCTTCTTCATCTTCAACATTCGCATCGATATAGGACAACTGCATATTATAATACGCATCAAGAACACTACCCAGCGAATCCATAACAAGGTTTACAATATCTTCTATCTTATCATAAGCTTCTTTTATTTTCTTAACAATTTTGTCATATGTAGATTCGGTTTTATCTTTTATATCATCCTGCGTTTTAAAAACATGAGCTTTATATTTTTCATCTATTTTTTCAAGCTCTCCTTCCATCCATTCCTGCAACTCAACTCTTTGTATCCCGGCTTTAGAATATTCATCAGCAAGCCTGTATATGTCTTCTATCTCTTTGTCTTTATTGCTTTTTTGATCGTCATAAAATTGCTCTCTTAATTTTGCGTTCTCTTCTATAATCTGTTCAGATTCATCTAAATATTTTTCATTGATTTCTTTTATTTGCTCTGCTACCCATGTTTCAAGCTTAACTCTGTCTGCACCTGCTTCCCTGTATTTCTCAGCAAGCTCCTCAATATCTTCGATAGCACGTTTTTTTTCGCTTTTTTGTTTCTCGGCGAATTCATCTAATATTTCTGCACGTTCTTTAGCTTCTGCACGTTCACGTTCTATTCTTTCTTTCTTCGCTTGCTCTTCTGCTTCTTTCTGTTTTTCAATTTCTTTTAATCTTTTCTTCTCTGCCTCTTCTGCCGTTTCAGAATTTTCTTTTATAGCAGCGGTTTCATCTTTTATACCATCAGTAACTTCTTCCCTTTTTTTGTTTTCTTTATCCATCAGATCGACAACACCACCGAGCAAATCCAATTGTACTTCAGTAAGAGTAATCAACCCACCAAAAACAGGATTCATTTTTTTAAATGTATCGAGCAACCCTCCGCTTTTTTTGTCTGTTGTTTCCGCCTCATTACCTAAACCAGCAAAAAAAGTAATTATAGTATTTAATTTACTAAAAGCCGTTCCTATTGCTTCTGCAAAATCTTTTAGAGTTTCTTTGTTATCATCTATTACCTTCGTAAGAGTCTCAAGCAATTCCTGCAATCCAGGAAGTACTTTTTCCCCGGCCTCTATTCCAACCGCCTTTACGGTTTTATTAAACCGATTCAAAGTAAAATCAAAAGTATCAGTCTGTTTATTAAAAGCATCCATGGTGGGGGACCCATCAGCCAGGGTATCAATAAACTCCTGAGTCTCAGAAGTCATTTCTTTCGCTGCTGTAATAACTCCCAACATTCCCCGTACATTTGGAAACATTTTTGCTATAATATCAGGTGACATCCCTGCCAATTCGTTAAGCACATCAGCAAGCCCTCTTGATTGTAATGCATTTTCTCCAAATTGTGCAGCTAATTCCTCACTCGGTTTTAAAAATCCTGTTATTACAGCTCTTAACGCTGTTACTGCCTCATCTGTCTTTACTCCACGCCTGGTCATAACAGCAAGAGATGCACCCATCTCTTCCATGCTTACCCCAGCCTGTGCAGCTATTGTCGCAACCCGACCTATTGACGGGGCCAACTCCGCAAATGTAGTTTTACCTCTCTGTACCGTTTTAAACAGCAGGTCACTTACTGTCTCTGCTTCTGATGCTTCAAGTCCATATGCATTAATAATTGTCGTTAATGCATCCGCAGCAACCCCGGTATCTGTCAACCCTGCCCTGGCTGCTATCGCAGAAACCTCCAGAACATTCATTGCATCAGATGCATCTGTAATTCCGGCTGAAAGAATATCATACAATCCTTTACCTAGAGTCTCTACGTCTTCACCTAACAGTTTTGACTGGTCTAAAAGCTTATCATGAAACATATCCATAGTTGGAACAACGTTATCGGTAACCATAGTTGCTACATTAGCGAGTACTTTTTCATATGCAGTAGCATCAATGATCGCCTTTGTTGTTCCTGCAACAATAGCCATAAACGCAGCAACCCCTGCGGTTTTCAAAACATTAAACGCTTTTGTCCCTGAATTAGAAAATTTCTTTGCTTCTTTATCAGCAGTCTTTAATCCACTGGTATAATTTGATTTGTCGAGTATTAATCTTGCAATTAAATTTGAAGCCAACCCCATTATATAAAGCCCATCTGTGATAATTTACTCAACAGTACATTATCATCCATGCCCTTTCCATTTTTTGATAATTTCAGCCCATGAGCTTTCATTAATATTTGCTCAATTCTTTGATTGATAAAAAAAGATGTTTGCTCACTATCCCAGCAGTCCATCATGTTTCTCACCATTCTCCATGACAATTCTGATTCGATCTTATGTATCGTATATGCCGGATACACCTGCATAAATAAATGATACACTTCATACTCTGTTAATTTTTCCCCGGGTTCTTCAGACCTTTCCTTTCCTTCTGTTTGCTCAGTTCTTTCGTCACTTCTTCCCAGAACATTTCCCGGAAAGATCCCATTGAAAAAGGGAGCATACTCTCAAGCTCATTCATTTCAACAACATTTTTGATAATCATCTTTATCATTGGAATTGTAAAATTATTTTCAACAAAAAGAACAGTAAACTTTTCAAAACCTGGATTCCCTGAAGAAAAAATTATATTAAAAATATCTGTTAATTCAGTAAAGATTAAATCTCCAAACATAACAATAAGTTTTTTCAAATCGTTTGTTTTGAAATCTATTTCTTTACTTTTTGCACTCTCCTGAATTCTCAGCAATGATTCGTTTAGCTTCAACAACAGGGCTTTCACTTTCCCTATCGGGAGTTCGTTCATCCTGTAATCTTTGCCTGCTATTGAAATACTCATCACTGACTCTGACAATCTCCTCATCTGATCTGTAGATTCCTTCAAATCCTTTTCCATTTTTTTCTACTACCTCCTTAAAATTCAACTTTGGTAATTCCGTAATTATTCCATTTGAGCAATCAAATAATTGCGGTTTATCCCATTTATACACAGCAAAAAGAGCAGATTTATATTCTATCTGCTCCTCGGTTGTTAATATCCCGTTATCAGATTTATGCAATTTCCGATCTGAATAAACCTCTGGGCCTATATCATGCCATTCACCATTTTCTTTTACCCATCTGGTACATCTTTCTTTTTCACCCGGGTATCCGAAATCAACCCCTAGTAAAAACAATGGACCATAGCCAAGATAATTTGCAAGTTGTATTTCGTTATTTGCGGTACATCCTGCATTCCCAACACCGATCATTATACAAGGAGGTGCCTGCCAAGTAAATCTCATAAAATCACCAAAGGCAAGAGGTAAAATTTCATCAAACCATTGAACCCCCTGGTGTCTCATGAGATAGTACCGTTTATCCCATTTCCAGTTTTTTAAGATTAAAGGTGAAATAGAAGGGTTGCAAAGTAGCATGGACCCGGACCAATCATAGCCAATCAGTTTAGGATACATTGTATCCCCGCCATCAAATATACAAATGTATTCCGGTTGATGTCCCCATCGAGTTGGTATCATAGCATTCGATCCACTACAAAAGATAGCCCCTTTCCAGTCACCAAGTAAAGGAGCTACCTCATCTAAGGAAGGACCGGACCCGAGTATAACAGCAGGTCCTCTGTCCTTCGCTCTGATTGTAGATACACACATATTCATACTTTTTGATTCTTCAACAATAGTTCCAAAATTTTCAAAGGCATTCCTTACCCAGTACGGTAACCATCCTTTCAAAATCCCTTTATTTCTTTCTTCTTGAGTCTGCTCAAGATATTCTCCTTCAAGTTGCTGATTTTCTTTAACTTCCAAATTCATATAATTCCTTTCTTATGCCTCAATGGCTATTTGTACTAATTGTCTCCCAGGGGGCTGTGTCATATCTGCAAGACAATGAAAAGTCATTGCTATGCCACCGAATTGGGCCTGCATTTGTATTGCAAACTCACTGGCACCAATCCGTTTTGCCCTGGGTGCAACAATAGTAAGATGTTTGCCATTGTCAAGTTCATGGGTTATCCTCAGTTCTCCTTCATAATCCGCAAGTTGCCCACCGAAAAAAGTAACCGCACTGGTAGCACTCTGATTGTATTCAACCAATACAGTATCTCCGTCGGTTATATCCCCTGCATCAATTCTTTTAACATTTCCAGTTTCAGATGATGCTGTATAATCAGTTCCTTTTGTATATCCATCCGGAGTGTTACTCAGATCTGATTTGAAAACCTTTATAGTTCCGGTTTCATAACCAGCGCCATCTATAGTGATAGTTGTTGTCCCGGTTAATTTATGATGCTCACTATATCTGTGTACAAAAGATGTAACTGTGCTAGAATATCCCTCGCTCTGTATAGTTGTTGAACTCTCTTTACTTTCAGCTTGAGCATATGAATATCTTAATTGATGTGGCTTCAAATCTGAAATTACCAAATCAATCTCACATATATCTTTCGTAACGTGAGACCCTACATTTACATTTCTATCCTCAAGTCCATATTGCACAGACTCCCGGTTGATACGCAGTGTTACCTGCGTCATGGGTGAGCCAAGTCTTACATCAGCCCAGTAAGCCCTGCAAGGACCGATAGGTAATGTTTCCAAAACATCTCTACTCATATTATTCCCTTCCTCAAAAAAACATTAAAGCTCATAGCTAAACCATAAGCATTCATTTGTGGATCATGTAATTCAGAATTATCACTATCGTAAACAATTCTAAATCCATTACCATTCCCTTTTTGATGCAGCAAATAAATTATTCGATTTGCTATATCTTCATATGTATCATCCTGTGACCATACATTTATTTTTAAATCGACTCTTTTTGATATTATTTCCTTTCCAATCTCATCTTGAACACTTCCAGGTCTTAACGAAAAAACAACATACGGAAAATCAGGAGTGGTTGGTGGATAAATATAATACGTTTTATAAGGTTGTGCTGTTGGACTGCCAAGCAATTCTATATAATCTGCATCGCTCGTCAACATATTCCTTATTTGCGTTTTTACCACATTCATATGTTCAACACCTTATTCACTCCAGCTTCTAAAATAAGAATAATTTTTTTCTCATTCACGGATAACGCTGGCCCTAAAAAAGGATAAGCCCTGCTTCTCGATGTTCCAAACTCAACCGCTGCCGCATATTCAACTAATCCTGGTGTCCCTGCAAGCACATCTGCCTGTATTTTTCCTCTCTCAGCTTTTACCTTGTCTGCCCTTATAGAATTAGTAAGCCTTCCAGACCTGTCATAATATCTTTCATCCGGATGACTTCCCTCTGGCGGCGGCGCTTTATGATTCGCCTTTGCGTGATCTCTCACCAGGTTTTGAGCCACTTGAATTGCTGCTATCAATATCGGATCTCCGAAGTTTTGTATTTTTTTCAACTTTGCTTGAAATTCCGTTATATCTATCTCCATCTTTGGTTCCACTTTTCTTATCCTTCTCTATTTCATTCCAAGTCTTTTCAACATCAATTTTCTGATGTTTATAAATGAAAAATTTATTACCCATATCTTTATGAGCTTTAATGTGCTTTACTGTTAATCTTCCTGGTAATTTCATCTTCCCTCAACCTTCCTGGCATGAATTTCTTTATGCCCCAAATAATCGCAAACACTTTCAACTTCATGATAATCAGTACTTCCAGATTCAAACAATCTATGCTTTACTGCAACGCTGGATGTTTGCGGAAAAATAATAAGGTCAAATCGATCTATTATTTGCCCTCTCTCATCCTTTATCAATTTACCGGATTTCGAGAATATATATACAGTAGATGTTTCAACAACCGTTGTTGTTTGTGAAGGTATAACATTAGTATGGCTGAACGATGCTGAACGCACCGTAACAGCCACACTACCACTTTCTTCTAGAATATCATTCGTATCATCCGCCCAGCTCATTCATCACCTATATATTCGCTTTCATCTTCCCCAAAATCCGAAATGTCAAAAGCAACATGTCGTATATCCTCATATGGTTCATCCTGAGATTCCGCAAGATATTGAGCTCTCAATTTCCGCAGTTCTCTTAACGCCTGATGCTTCTCAACTGATTTAGTTGAAATTTTATAACTTGTTATATTTTTGAAATCTGCAAGCAAATCTGTTATGAGAGCATCAATTGTTTCAACCATAGAAGCAGCAGACATCAACCACCGCCTGTACTCATAACAACGTATCTATTTGTGATTGCACCACAACCACCCATGAATCTTACCTTGATTCCAAGGATTACATCACGTTTCCATTCTTCCGAATTGCCTGGTTTTGCCTGAAAAGTCTGTAACGGAAAAACCTGGGTGTAAATAAATTGTTTCTTAAAATCGCCCAGGAACCAGTATGTAGCAGCTTTTTTATTGTCAACAAAAGGCGACCAATATACTTCAAAATCATTTTTGTAAGGGTTAATCACTCCTGAACTATATGTTGCAACTGTTGACCCTGTTGACCGTACGATTTTTTTTGCGGTTGCAGATTTCGCCATCGATGTTAAAAGCACTTTTGGTACTATATTCATATAGTGCCCTTCTTCATCGGCGAATGTTGCAAACTGGGTAATAGCTGAATCAATATCAGTTTCATCAGTTAGTACATCTGTAATTGAATTATCAATTGTGGAACCACTATATGGATCTGTCGAGGTACTCGAGTACAATGTTGTCGACGTTCCAGCAGGTCTCCATGATGCATAGGCCCCGGTGGAAGCGTTTTCCAGGACAGCATCCATGATCACTTCTTCTTGCTTTGATCTCGCATTCTCACCAATATTTTTTGCACGATTTACAAACTGTCCGGTCTGATCAAATTTTACCATTTCTTCGGTTAAATAGATAATTCTTCCGAATTTTCTATTTTTAATTTTATGATACTTTTCACTAAATCCGGTTTCAACATATTCAGTGCCCTCTATTATTTCAACCAGTTCTCCAGCAGCAGTAAGCCCAACAATAGTATCATCTTTCTGCGTAGAAGGAAGAACAGTCACAAGGTTCATACCTACCCCGTATGCGAGCTGGTAAGCATCCTGTACAGTCTTGTTTATCAATGCTCCGGTTATTTTCGGGAATGCAGAAGAATCCATTTGTTCTGTAAATTCTTTTTCGTTTATAAGTTTACCCAACTCAAATTCACGTTTGAGATTAGGGCGATTCATAGCTTCCCACAATCCCTTTAAGGAAAAGTTGTCTGCATTTATATCCCCTTCATTTATCAGCGTAATGATGTTATTTGCAAATTTTATCTCGCCATCTTTTGCATAGCGATCTTTCATTATAGACCAATCTATTTTTCCCATATTACGCTCCATTCACCACTGTTTTATTATATTTGCAACCCATGAACGTTACATAAACTGTTGATCCAGATGCTTCAAGTTCCTGTGCACAGATAGCTACAGCATTGGACGCGGATGCATTCGGGTTAGATCCAGCGGTCAAATAACTTGTCAGTTGCTGTGGTTGTGCGGATGTCAATTTAAACATTTGCCCATACTTCCACGCCGTTGTTCTGCTTCCTGCAACCAGATCGAATTCAAATACAGTACCATATCCAAGTTGATAAATCCTTATAACATCTGCTGTTGGAGCTGTTGTCGGTGATGCAGACATCGCAACGCCTACTAAGGCAGTTGCATCACTCGATGCGGTTACTCTCTGTATCCTTCCATTTGATCCGACCCTCTTTACCAGATCACCAACTGAAATTGCAACGGTCCCGGTCTTTTTGAGCTTCAGCTCTACCTTGGGACCCCATCTATATCTATATTTATCAGCCATTCTTTACTTTATAACCTTCGATAGCCTTCCCGTATGTTTTGGAAGATTCTGTGTAATCGTGATCTTTATCAGGATCAGCTTCATCACCCATGCCTTTTACAATAGCGCTTTCTTTAATGAAGCTCTTTCGATCTTTAATAAGAACATCGATTTCAGCATCTTCTTTTGTATTTAACAAAGTACTTTTAAATACTTCTGTTACAGCTTCTTTCGGCAGCTTGCTCTCTTCAATTTTCTTCATGATCATTGATTTTTTCTTTGCAAGTGCCGCCTTGACCTCGTATTTATCAAGAGTTTCTTTAAGTTTCTTGTTCTCCTCTTTTAATGTTTGTATTTCTTTCTCCTTTCCTTCAATACTTTTCTTTGTTTCTGCACTTTCCTCATGTTCTTTGACAATTTGCCCCACAAGGTCTGGTCTACTTTCAATTAGATCAGCCAGCTTTAAATTTGATATATCCATATCTTCTTCTTTACTCCTCCTTAAAGATTCAAAAATATTTGACGTTGATCCTGGTTCAGTAACTAAATCTGTAGACTGCATAATTTTTAAATCCTGAACAGTTTCAAATAGTGTGCTTTCATTGAATGTTGACGGTCCATATGCATGAATCGAGAAACCAACTTTATCAGACATCTGATCTACGATAGGTGCAAACCACTCTTTGTGATTTTCTAAATAATGAAAATCAGCCCTTGTTGTTTTACCATCAACCCTCCCGTTTTCAAAAAATCCAAGCAGATCCCGAACATTCCGGATTCCCCCTCGCTCTTCGAGCTCTTCTCTTGTAGCATGGTTTACATATGACTTTCTTCCCTCTATCAACCTTGCAGCCGATTCCATCGCTTCAGGGCTGTACTTTCTGCCTTTACCTTTTTTATACGAACAATTCCTTGAAGATTCATTCAGAACCGCTACTCCATATACAATACAGCTCTCTTTATCGTGCTTCAATTTATTATTCGTAAAAACACTCTCAGTAATTTCATTATAATTAACTTTCATTCTTTTCCCTTCTCGCCTGGAAATATCTCCTATCTTATATCTTTTTAAAATCCTGCTTACCTTGCTCTTTATCTCGGGCGGTAAGTTCATCGGTTCCCCGGTCCTTGCGCCTCCAATAGCCTGGGCTATTGCTCTCAGAGCATTAAGATTAACATCCCCTGCCTGTTTGTACATACCTGTTTCTGAGTCGATTCCCCCGATACCTTCCCTGTATGGCAGATGCCATGTACTTTTCTTATTAGGGTCCTCAACCCATAAAAAACAACTCATGGGTAACTTTGATTTATCTACAGCAGCCCATGGGGCTTCCGATGCCTCAAGGATTTTATTTACTTTTTTTTCCAGGAACACTGCTGCTAAAATATTATTCGTTACCTTATCCATATCTCTCTCTTAATATATTTTATGATAATGCCCTCTTTTAATCTCGATGTCCTCTCCGACCATTACCTTAACACCAAGTTTATTTTCCTTATGCTCTCCCCTGGTCTCTTTTAGCCAGTTGTCAAAGTATCGCCTGAATAAATCCCGCTCTTTTCTCCTCTTTGCTTCCCATTCTTTCTTATCAGCCTTTTTCTCTATGAGTCTTCTTTTCCCCAGCTCTTTATTTATATCTGCTTCTGATTTTGCCTCAAGGTTATATTTTTTCAACTCTGCGGTAGTGAAAGGTCTATGCCCATCAAAAGAAAAATGAGAAGGAACCTCTCCGAATAAGTTTGCCAGTTTAGCCCCAAGCTCAACAGGGGTTATCCCGCTGTCCCTTTCGATCAACCTGAGTATTTCTTCATTAACCAAATCCTCAACCTTTTCCTTTTTATAATTACTCGCAGGATCTCTCCTCTTTAAATTCTTCATAGCAAATTCAATAACATAATTTTTACTAAAATCATTTCTGATTTTCTCCTCTGTAACTTTAGCCATCTGGCCCTCCTTGTTATTAATAAAAAAAAGGACCCGCAAAATATTTCAAGACTTGTAGTCTTGAGCAATTTCACGGGTCCTTTTAAGGTTTACCCTATTTATCAAAGATTATAGCACATATAAATATTGTGTCAAGTAAAAAAAAGCCGGGAGTTACCCCGGCTTAAAATATTTTTTATTTCTCTAAAACTATTTTGTTAAGTCATTTACTGTTTGCTCTAATGCTATTGAGAGATCCTTTAACGACTTAGCAATAATTCTATATCCAGTTGCTATTTTTTTTGATTTTTCCAATTTGCTTAATAATTTATATTTAACATTTAATAAATTATTAGAAATAGTGCCAATTTCTTTACCTGTCATTTGCATAATATCCCTTTTCTGGAGTCTTTCTCACTGACCGTTGCCGGACTCCCTGTCAGATATTAAAAAAAATCTATAGCCTTTATCTTTCTTTATATCCATACACATGATAACACCATCCATTTGATATATTAACTCCTATAAGCATATGTACAAGTTTTATTTGTTTTTCATAATAGATAGACAAATATTCTTCATAATATTCGACTGTGTGTTTATCCTGTGTATTCTCCGTCACTGCCTTTTCCGCTCGTTCACGATTCCATTCTATAAGTCTGTCACTATATACATAGTCAAGTCCTTTTTCCTTTTTCCCATACACTGTTCTTTCTCCAGATGTACAAGGAGGAACCTCGCTATAATGCAAGAAATCTTTTACTTCCATCTTTCCTCTTCTCTCCTTAACCCTTGGGGCTGGTTTCCGGGCAATTCTCCGTCCAGGCTGTCCACGGACAACCCAGAGAGGAGGGGGACAATCAAGTCCCCCTGCCGTGTTATTCTGAATACTTTTCCCTATATTTTTCGGCTTGCTCTTCTTCTTCAATATCTCTTTTGATTTCGTTGTTTTTTTTCATATTTTTGAATTGTTCCAACCGGATCTTTCTCAAACTCATCAATTGCACTATCGGGAATAGATGAATCAGTATTCATAATATTAGCTAATTTATCAGCTAATTCACTTGTATCTTGATATTTCCGTCCATCTGTAACGAATAGAATATCAAGCTTTTCTTTTTCAACCATCGAGTAACATTGAGAAGAGGTGGAAACTTTTGCTTTTCCTTCTTCATTCCACTCAAAAGGGCCTATAAGAGAAACAGCATTTGTATGTTGATTGAACTGTCTCAGATAATATTTTTCATCTTTCCTGATGTAACTTGAATATTTTCCTATTTTGACTTCTTCAATTATCATGCGACACCTCTTAATTGAAAACAATTAAGATAAGAAATTACATTTTCATGGTTGCTTGAAGAAGTAAGCCAATGTCCCCAGCCACCAGATGTTGAATTATCGCCTATTTCAAGGTTCAGGAGATAATCAATATCATAATCGCTAACTGCCACATTACCCCAGTTACCTCCCCGTGATACTCTCACAGTGTGATATCCTTGTTTTTTTGCAAGTTCCAACTTGTTCTTAAAATTATTTGTTATCTTCATACTACTACTCCCTCTCCGCACTTAAGGCTGCTGATCACCTTCATTCTTCCGTGTAGGCTGTCTCTCCTACCCGTGAAAGGCTTTCAAGCTTTGAACTTGTCTCGACTTCCCTCAGCCTTTCTATTAATAAGTATATATCTTTTTTATGTTTTTGTCAAGCTTTCATTAAAAATAAATGAGGTTTTTTGACTTTTTTTTAGGTTGATACTTAACGTTTATTAAGCTTTTTTTGTCTATATCTCTCTCTGTTGTATTCTCTTTTTCTTTCTTTCTGTTCAGGAGTAAGCTCTATTTTTTTCTTATACCATTCTGTGTCTTTTTTCTTTTCATGATATCTCTCCCGCTCTCTTTTCAGACGGTCCGGGTCTCCCTTTAGTTTATTTGTATAATACTCAGCCTGATATTGTTTTTCTTTTTTCTTTTTGCAATCAGGGTTACTGCACACTGTTTGATTCTTCCGAGTAGGTTCAAATTTCTTTTTACATATTTCACATTTCATATTTCTAATTTACACAATTTACTATCTTTTGTCAAGAAAAACCATAATTCTGTTTATATACGGGAATTGATACCATTTAACATTTACTCCAACACCGTATCTTCCAGGGCTTTTAATGTCCATCTGTCCTTTTTTATTCCCAGCAAGGTATACTTTTATACCAACTTTCCCAGGCTCAACCAGGGTACAACTCATAAAGATAAAAAATTAATTTGATTATCCTGTATATGCAGTATACAAAATACCCCAAAATAATTATTGTTGAAATCTGCGATATTATCACTATCGCATCAATTCTTGAATTATACCCTATCGGCAAAATAAGTCCAAAGAATAAAAATATCAATACAACCAAAGTACATAATTCAATTATTATTCTTACCATACATTCTCCTTTCATGTATAAATTTAATTACCGACTCACTCCATCCGTCTATCCACCTTCCATATCCAATCCCGTTTTGATTAGCTCTGTAACTACATCAAATAGCTGTCGAATAGCCCTCCATGAAAAACTGATTCCTGTTTTTAAAGAAATATAAGGTTTGCCATCCTCTCCATATAAAATATCTGCTTCTATTGCCAGCTCTTTTATTCTTTCAGGATTTACTTTTTTACACAAGTCCTGAATTCTGGTTGCAATATAAACCCCATCCTCATGAAAATCTGACTCCCACAAAAGACAAGCCAACACGGACTGCCTTAATTTCTTGATTTTTCTATTTATACTCGCCATTCTTTGATCTACCTCTCATACTCATTATCGTAATAAAAGTCCCCAGTTTCAAAATCAGGGCAATTATTACGGATCATATTATGCCTATCTTGAAAGCTGCGATCATTTATTTCTTCGGTGGTATAACCATTCGCCTTCAAAATAGCTGTCTGTCTATCCCAATCCCATATTTGTTCTTCTGTCATTTAAGCCTCTCCACATGGAAATCTATAATAAAATTGTATTAATAAATTTATTGCGGTAAGTATATGTTAATTCATACTAACCAATGCCCCGCCTATACAGTTTCATTCTCTACCTCATATTCCTGAATAAATTTTACTATCGCCTCGCTCCATCCATCAATATGAATCCATTTCCCGTAGCCAACTCCATTTTGATAAGATGCTACATTTATTAGATACCCTTTATAATTAGGCTGCGGTACTTCATCATGGCTTTGTTCATCGGTAATTATTATAAGCCTGTCTCTATTGTATTTATCCAATTTTTCGATTGCCTCTCCAAGATAGGTACCAACATGATACAAAGATTTCAATTTATCCATTATGGCAAATCCCCGGTAGTTGGGTACTTCTGTTGTTTTCTGCGAAAAAGCGAAAATTCTCACATCTTCGCACACTTCTCTCAACAGAATTGCCAGCCCGGCTGCTGCCTCTAATCTATCAATTTGTGATCTTGCTGATACCGCCATTCCAACCATACTGCCGGATACATCCACAAGCAGAATCGTTTTCCCGGTCAATTTTTTTTCTTTTGAAAGGCTTCTGTACATTCCCTCTTCCAGCTCACATGATAATGATGGATTCGTTTTCTGTGCTGCAATAAACCTAAAAGGCAGTATTCGTGAGAAATTAGCAGTTTTCATATATGTACAGATTAGTTTCTTATCTACACCGCTCTCGACCATATTCCTTAGATTTCGTAAAAAAGCCAATCCCCCGAGTTTCTTCTCTGCCATAAGCCGTACAAATGTGTTTTTCTTATCTGCACCACCAGAAAGAGCAACCTCCCAGGTATCCGGAGTTTTTAATTTACCATCTCTTAACCGTGCCCACATTCCGGCCTGCTCTTCCGTCCCGGGTTTCGGATGCACAAGCCTCATGACATCAAGTAGTGTGATTGCCTTTTTCCGGTTATACTTTGCAAGTTGATATTCATCGAACTTTGTGAAAGCCTTTGCTATTCCTTTTTTCATTTGGGCCGGAATAGACTTTTTGCCATTCATCCAATAGATAGATAATAACTCGGTCATTTCATCAGGTCTTTGTATTACCTGATTCACTGTATCGCTATCAAGTTTACACTGTTCTGCCAATGCCACACAAAGTAATAAAGGCACATGCCGTAGATACTGCTTTGTCCGGGCCTCTATTGCCAAAGCTTTGATTTTACTATCAGGAACCTTTTTACAAAGATCCTTTATTCTTTCTGCAATAGATACCCCGTCAACATAAAACTGATCTTCCCACAATAAACACGCCAATACAGACCGCCTTAACTCCTGATAAGGAGTTATTGCATGGGCCTTTGCTCCTTCATGAGTAATTCTTTCATTTCTGATTTTTCTGTTTAGACTCGCCATAGACTTACCTCCAGGTATTAAATTAAAAACCAGGGAAACTTGTCAAATACGGTAGTTTTCATTTTCAGTGAAGTATCCGTACTTTACCACCACTGGTTAAGAGGATTGACAGGACTCGAACCTGCGACCACTCGTTTAAAAAACGAAGTAACTCTGCTCTATCACCACAATAAAGGGAAACTATCGAACAAAGAACATAAGTACTCTGCCATCTGAGCTACAATCCTCACAAGGAGACTGACTGGATTTGAACCAGCGACACATAGTTTATAACGAAGTAATTCTACTCTACACCACTTTACAGGGTAACTTACGAATAGAATCTTTTCTCTATTGCTCTGCCATCTGAGCTACAGTCTCCATATTAAAGAGGGAAACTTCCGAACACGGTTTTATTCATTTCCAGTGAAGTATCCGTGTTCTTTCACCACTCTTTTATTCTATTCCTCCGCTCGGAAAGTAAGATTGAGAAATAGATTTTTGTTATAGTTAGCTTTCCGAGCTCCATATTAATAATAGTACTAAATTATTATAATTCTGTCAAGTCTTTTTATTATTATTTATACCCAATAACAAAATATTTGCCTGGGCTTTTGTTTTGTCCTGGTTTATGTGTATATCGATCTTCAAAGATGTGTTGCTTGCCCTGGCTATATCCAATGCTAGATTCTTAAACTCATCGTATTTGCCCTGCTCAACAAAACACATTGTATCTATTTTATCCGGATTATAATCAATCAGAAATATATTTATAATAACTTCTGTTTTTCCGGGATTGAAATTTAATTCAAACATGGAATGTGTCTGTATATTATTGGCTATTTCTAGAGCCAATTCCTCAAAGCGTAATAATTTTTGATGATCTATGTATATTGCAAGCTTACTCATTCTTATAAAGTAATCCCTAAAAAATCAGTATTTGGCACCAGCCTATCATAACAGATGCAATGCGGGTGAGGATTTACAGGAAAATTCTCAGGTCTATATATCCCGGAGCCAAGGCCATCAATATCCTGTGTTGCATACTCATCGCAATTATGAACAAATATATTATTAGCACAATAACTATTGTCTTTTTCAACTTCTAAATTATACACATCTATTTTGCCAATCTTTATTCTTTCCGTATATATTACTTGACCTTTTGTGTAGTTCATACTATTATTGATATAATTTTTGTCAATACTGTGGAAAAGAAATCCAATATAATTACAGAGATTCTTCTCCTTCTCAAAAAAAGAAATTTTGCAATCGTTCCTGTTCTGCAAAAGCGAGATCAACCAAACTTCTAATTGTTTGTGAAGTATGTAAAAAACAGTTTTCAAGAAATCCTTCAATGATAAATAAACACAATTATTGTTCAAAAAAATGTTATTTAATTGCTCATTCAACTGAACAACAAACTTGTCCAACTTGTAAACAACATTTTGTTTCAAAAAGTTATTACTCAAAACAAATTTATTGTTCAATAAACTGTGTACCACGTACTGGCAAAAATAATCCAAATTATGGAATGCGCAGACCTGGTATGTGGAAAATGCCTGATAAACTTCGTGTAAGATATTCAAAAGAGCGTAAAGGGAGTGGCAATCCAAATTGGAAAGGTGGTATATCTTCTCAGAATTACCATTTTCACACAAATGCAAAAAATTATATGTTAAAAAATTATACAAATATCTGTAATATTTGCAAATCACATCCTGCACAAATGCATCATATAATACCACGTCGTCTTTTTTATTATCCAGGAATGGCACATTTCCGCCAAAATTTAATTCTTCTTTGTTCAAAGTGCCATGGAAAAGCTGATCAGCTTTTCCGTTATCATTTAAAATCTCAGACTTTAAGACAATACCATTTAATAAATTTCCTGCCTGAATCCATCCTTGTTCAGTTAATACAGGATGGTTTGGTGTCAAAATTAACATCCGAGTGCGATCTTTCTCCATATGATATGCAACAATTACCAACTCTTTGTCCTGAATGGTTCTTTTGAATGTCCTTATAACTTTCTTGTATCTATTTTTATGAGTTAAAACTTTCATTCCCTTTTTAATATTTTCAATATTTATAGTATCCTTGTTTGTTTTTATCTCAGAATACCTCCAAGTACAGATATCAAATTCAGGATGGGCCAGGCTTAGCTCAAACTTAATTCCATACACCCAGAATTTCCCTTTCGCATATTCAACAGATCCAAGTCTGAATGCCCTATTCGTCTCAGTACGTAAAACTCTCATCACATTTTTGAAAGCTGACCTGTACCTACCCCTCCCCGGGGGATTCTCTTTGAAGAAATCCCTCCACTTCTTTGTTCTCAGATCCACATCTGGCAATAAAAGAAATGATTTAATATGCTGATATACATCAGAAAAATCTCGGTCATTCAGCATAGAATCAATCATATACCTACGTATATCATCAAGTGATATTTGATTTATATCCCATATCTTCTGAGACAGCTCAAGTCCATCCTCGCATTTCTCCATAGCTATTATCGCATCAATATACACCTGGTTGAAAACAAACTGCTGTATATCACTGTCAACAATCTCATCCGGGAGGATGTCCTTAAACACTGTTATTTGTGACCTGGTGCTTTTTATACCATTCTTTATGCTTTTGTCTATGCTCTTTGAAATTATGCTGGTTGTTTTATCATCCAGTATATTTTTTGTATTATCCAGGTAATCGTTTATATCTTTCACATCTTCAATCGAACTCCCGGATATAATATTGCCTATTTTATTTGATTGTTTTTTATACAAAGAAAAAAGCTTATCTTCAGCTTTCATTGTATCGATTATGTTTTTTTTATTATAGTTACCTGCGATTTGTTTTATTTTGTCTGTTATCTCTGATTCAGTCATTTCTCATAAACTCTTTATTGTATGGAAGGCCATGGGTAGATAGAAACTTATCTATTACAAGAGTTCCTGGAGGATGGATAATAATTTCTTTATATGTTTTTTTTTGTTATCATCCACCCATTCCTTCACAGTATCCAGGGTTGGAAAATATTTACCTTCTACTACAAAACCTGATTTTTTTTCTATTATCAAATACCCTTTATAATCATGCTCTCTCACAGTGTGATATCCTTGTTTTTTTGCAAGTTCCAACTTGTTCTTAAAATTATTTGTTATCTTCATACTACTCCCTATTACTTCTTCTGCCATTCTATGTTACTCCTTATAAAAATCCTAATACTGAAAATCCAACTACATATATTGCTCCACAAATCCATACTGCTTTAATAAATATTGACATATCTTTAGAATAAGAAAACATAAACAACGTCAACCCAGCATAAACTATTGAAGGAAGCAAAAGCATAATCCGTGATAATATTCTGTCAAATAAATCATTCATCCCATTAACTCCTATCTATTTTTAGGGTACCATCATTTATCTTTTTATCATTCTTCATAGCAACTCCTTATTTTCCCCCACTTATATATTGCTTCCTTGCCTTTTTAAAACTCTCCTCTGCCTCTCTGTCATTAACATCTTCATCTTCCTCATCTTCTCTTCCTTCTTCACCTTCCTGCTGTATCATTTCCTGCTCTGAATCATAATCAAGATCAAGTTTCCCTGAATAAGTCCGTAAAGAAATAGCCCCTTCACCCCTCTGCATTCCCAATGCTTTCGTTTCCGTTAATATTTCCCGGTGGACAAGTTCAGGGAATACTATGTGTGCTTCGATTTTTATTTCCTGCATCTCCGTAATTTCCTTTTGTTCCCCGGTCTTAGAATCAACCTCCACAGTTGTCACTTCCTCAAATTTTGGTATGTTTCCACTTTTCAATGCGTGCTCCATTACCTTTTCATAGATGCTCTCAAACGTATCCTGGAAAAAATCCTGCCAGTCCTGAAATTCCTTTACCCCGGGGGCTTCACTTACAAGAGAACTCGCATAATTTGCGTTTGAGGGATCACTGCTTACCATCCAGTTTGGTATCCCTGGACCGGCTGCAATCATATTCAACAAAGCATATCCATCGTGCTGTGCGTCATTGGCCTGCATGTTCGGGGTCTTAAACTCATAATCAACAGACGGCTTTGTAGTGATGATACTCACACCCTCTGGTAATCGTGCATATTCAGATCCATCAGGGGCCCGCCTTTGTGTCGTTGCGTTTTGTCCAGCTATATTCCTTACCTGAGCAGTAGTTCCTTTTACTTTCTTTATCAATGCCATCACAGTTCTTATTTTATGAGCTTTCATCCGGTCTGTTATCCACCCTGGGTATTGAGCAAGCGGTTTCGCAATAGGCTCCAGTACAGTTCTTCCTCTCTTTACATCTGAGTCTACAAATAATTTTTCGTGTATTACTTCTTCTGAAGGAACAAAATCGCTTCCATAATGATACCCTTTTACATCCTCTATATCATCAGGATTCGTTCTTATTCCATAGCTATCTTTATCATCCGGATCTTTTACTTTGAGCGGATTCATAAATCTTATCTTTACCGTACCGTCTACCCCGTAAAAAAACCTTATAAAAACCTCACCGTCTCTAATTGCCCTACGTATTATTTCTTTTCTCTTCCTGGACATTTTATTCTTCTTTTGAAAAGCTTTCCAAGTCTCAAGCCATAACTCATTATCAGTCTTGGGGTGTATCTGGAATCCTCTTCCTGTTACATACTTTTCATATAACCTTATAATACCCCTGGCATGACTATTTTTAAAATAAAATTTCTGTGCTTGTCTGATAAGATCAAAATGATCAGACTCTGACAGTTGCTTTTCTTCGTTATTCCCCAATTCCATCCATTTAGCTTCATCCTCATCTTCAAACTGCTTTTTTAATCTCTCAACATCCCTTATTGATTCTGCTATTATTTTCTGTTCGTGTAATTTATTATTAAGCTCTATTCTTTTAAGCTCTTGTTTTAGTCTGAATGTTTCAAACATACCATCCTCTTTTTCTTCCAGTAGTACACCGTATGTCTACTAATATTAAACACTTTAGCTGCGTATTTAGTCCCGTATAGAGCATCAATCCCTAACAATTCATCAATATTTCTTTTCTTATTCTTTATAATTTCCATCCGGTTCAACTCTTCTTTGCTCAACTCAATCTCAATATTTCCTGGGTATCTTAACAACACAGAAAATCCATTTTCTATTATGTCGCCATTTATAGCTTTACTCATATCTCCAATATTTCCCTTAAATCAGCACAGCAATATACCAGTGCATCTGCTTTATTTGTCGACCGCCCTATCCGTTTTTTCACTTCTTCTTTTTCTTCAATTTTTATTTTACCGTTTGAAATAGGTTTGTATTTCACAGCGGTTAATTCCTCGATTAACTCCTCATCATCCGGGATGGATAACACGTTCCCTTCGTAGTACTGCCTTTCAAACAATCTACGCAGATCAAACCACATCTGTGCACGTAAATTCGTGAACTCCTGCACCTTGCTTGGAGCCGGGCTATTCCTGCTATCAACACCAATAACCGGTATCCCCAATTCTGCCAATCGGTGAAAGGGGCCATTACCAACTCCAATCATATCTATTCTCACAATCCCAGTGTCTCTTATTCTCACTACTTCCCCGGTTGTTCCCATCGTATTTTCATCTATCCAAGCATATACCAATACTACTTTTTTGTCAACTTTTTTTACCAGAGCAGAGGGATCTCCTCCTGCACCAATATCCAAACCATATGTCACTTCATTTGAAGAAATCTCTACCTCTGCGTTTACGGCTGATTCTACCCATGCCAGCGGGATCGCATTGTACATACCTATCCCAGAAAGGTTCCCTAAAACTTTCGTTTCCCACAGATCCTTTCTTACTATTTTCCAAGTATTTATTTTATCTTCAATCCAGTTTTCATCAACAATCTGTATTTTCTTTTTTAATTCTTCAGACCATTCTCTTTTATTTTTCGGTTTACCGTATTCATACAGCTCTTTACATATATGATTTTTCGATATTTCTTTATGAAAATTTGGATGTACAAATGGAGAATCAAACGCAGACAAATGAATAGTTTTCCACTGGGTTCTTTCTTTTGTGTGGTGTCTATAAAACGGAGTCTGCTGGTCTGCCCCATCCGTTGTCGATATTTCCAATATTTTTGAATTACCACCAGTCATTGATCCTTCTATAGAATCATAGATCCAGGGTTCCATCCCCTTTGCTTCATCCAATACCCAGAGAATATTTGGAGAATGATACCCTTCAACGTTCACAGCCCTGTCCGTCGCAAATCCAACCATGTACCATTCAGGTGCTATTTTTATTCTCAACTCCACTCTTTCGCCAAGAAGAAAGTTCCCGGTCCTGTTATATAGGGCATTTATTTCTTTCCAGAGCAGGTCCTTCACCTGTCTATTAACCGGGGCAGTTGATATTACTATTGAGTTTTCGTATAAATTTAAAAACATTACAGCTATCAAAGCTGCAACAAAGGTTTTTCCGATCCCGTGCGCTGATCTAATAGATGTTCTTTTATTCTTCCACACCGTATCTATTATATATTTCATCCCAGACCAGGTACGTATCTTTAATCTTTTTTCTACAAACTTGAGTGGCTCAGCTATGTATTTATCTATTAATTTCCCGCTCATTTATGCTACAAAATTTGATTATAAAACCCTCTTTCACTCCAATATCCAGAAGTCTGAATAATCATTTTCTCATCACCTTTTTTTAAATTACTTCCCATGCTCTTTATCCCAGTCTTCTGACTCTTTGTGAAGATCAGCCATGGTTAATGGAGCATTAAAACTATGCACCTCGTGCTTATCACGCCATTTATCTGGCCTTCTATTTTTCAACCAAAAGCACATTGCTCCAACTTCCGGTGGATAATATTCATTATATTCCTTTGTAATTATTTTACCTTGATATTGAAATATCTTTATTGCCTTTTTCTCAAAACCTATAGCCCTATTAAATAAAGCATTCTCTACTCTATCATCCGGTTCCTCTTTTCCCTTTTTTAGGGCACCAGAAAAAGATTTATACTTTGCTTTCCATGTAGTAATGGTGGACTCACTTATACCAAATTCCTTAGCTATCTCACTATCGATATATCCCAACCTGGCTAAAGCGCTCCCCCATTTATCATGATATTTGCTATTATATTTAGTTGGTCTTCCTCTTTTTTTTATCTGATTTTTAACTTGGTTTTTATTTACGTTTTGTGATCCTGCCATAAAAAGGGCCTCCTCGTTTATACCCTGTTTCAATAATATACCAAATCAGCTCATCAGTCAAGTTTTACTTCTCAAATTCTGTTGTAAATAACCTTACTCTAAGATTATCATTCTCTCCCTTTTTATGATATTTTCTGAAAATGACTATATGTCTTATTTGTCGGTCATTTTTTATTATCCCGGCCGTTTCCAAAGCATCCCCGATAGGTTTCTCCATATTACCGGTATCAGCAACTTTCCACCTAGACACATCAATTACCATATCCACATATTGGGTAATAATTTCTTTTTTTATTTGCTTCATAGCGGCAACTAAATTCTTAACCAGATTTTTATATTCTGTTGTAGCATACATAAAGGCCATTAATCGACCATCTGATTTTCTTTTTATAGCCCTTGCAGCTAAATACCTGTTAAATGAAACTAATTTACCGATCCAGGAGAAATCAAATATCTTTATTGAATTTTCAAAATCTATTTTCATCCTTTAAACAGCCTCTTTATATTTTTCTTCAGATGGACCTTATACCCTTTCCCGTGCAGTATAGCTATGAAAGCATGTAATTTATCCGAATCTGGTTCGGTGAGATTATTACCCCCCGAATCAGCACCTATATTTATTTGACCAGGGTGTATATCATCAATCATCCTTACAAATTCTTTCACATCAAAATCCATTATTGGCTCAATAGTTATCATTTTTCCAATAACCTCGGATATTTCTGCCATTTCATACGCTCTTTCATATGTAAATGGAGAATAGCCCATTTCTTTATATTGCCTGTTTGATTCCAATGTCACACATAAAATAAAGTTTTCTGGAAAATAAGCAGCAAACTCTTTAAACCTGCCTGGATTCTTTGATTGAAATAAATAATTATTATGAGAATACTTTTGACAATGTTTTAATGTCCTTTTAATCCATTCATCCGGTATATTTGATGCAAACATATCAATACTACTGCCAACAAAAATTCTATTACCACTTCCCAAATCAGTTTTAAACTCGCTTTCATCCAGTCTCGGAGGTTTTTGTTTCCCCCATTTTTTCATATAACAGTAGGTACATCCGTGCGGACACTCACCTTTTATAATATTCCAGGTGTGAGTCACAAAATCATACATATTGCCTTTTTGTTTGTTCAATCCCATTAGCTATTTCTCATATTCAATAATCCAGTTGCTTGCATCCATCTCGTCCTGGCTTAAATGGAAAGGTGCCTTTAATGCAAACGGATAAGTAAACCTACCTTTTTTAGTCTTAAAATCAGTTCCGTAATACTGTATTTTGTCTTTACCGTTAGTTAATAATTCCCCGGGTCTTAATTCCTTCCCTTTACTGTCCTTCACTTTTCTCCTCCTCTTGATTCTTAAGCTCTTTGATAATTTCCTTTACCTCTTTTTTCTTTTTGAATTCCTCAATAATATTTTGTACTGTAGCAAGGGCTTCTTCCTTTAACCCATGCACTTCTAAAACCTTTTCATAACACAATACATTCCTAAACATGCATATTACTGCATTTTTACCTTTTCCTACCATCTCTTTAATTTCAGCATCGGTCAACCTTATTTCCTTCCTGGTTTTATACGACGCAGCACGCTCTATTAAATCAATAATATCGAGAAAATACGTACTCATGTTCTTTATATTCTCTACAAGGGTTTGCTTATCTTCTTTTGATAATTCCATCATTTCCTCTCTTTCTTCACAACCTTCATAAGTTCATCTTTCATAGCTTTTTCAATTATCTCTTGCAAACTATTTATTCCATATACATTTACTTTATTTATTATCTCTTTTATATGCCCAGCCGCCAGGTACACTGGTTTCCCATATTCAATATATCTGTTTAACTCAAATTTACACTTAGTGATTGCAACTACAGATATTATAGATATAATCCCAGTTGCTATTACAATCCACATCCAGATAACTGAATCAGTACCAATAAAAACAAAGTTACATCCGAAACAAAACAGACACACCGATAAAGCAAAAATAACCGATGAAATTACTATTCCTGTTGTCAGTCCGTATCTCATTTTCTTTTCCTTTCTTCATACTCAAAATAGTAATCTCTCCTTTTTTTCTGTGCTATACAATACACGACAAAAAAACAGAGAAAACATATTATACACACAAGCAATATGACTCCTTCAATTGTCCAGGCTATTTGATCCATATCACTTCCTTTCACGGCAATCTATTCAAATAATACTTGTTGATCTGGTTGATATTTTCTTTTACCATCAATCCACCACTGAAAAAGCTGTTCACCAGTCTCCCATTTTTGAAATGGTTTGTTCTCAGCTTTCCTCTTATCAACAAGTTTTTGAAAATAAATAATGAATAATTTTACGTAAGCTGGGTATCTTTCAACTTCCCGTAACCTGTTTTTCCTGGATGCAGCCGGGCAGAAAAGACAGCCTATTCGCTCCCATCCTTGATTATACAATGAACAGTAAGTCAAATTGTATTTTTCTATAAATTCCCAAACATCTCTGGAAGTCCAATTGATGATAGGATTGATATATATTTTTGATTTATTACGAAAACAAAATTCGACTGCTTTCCTGTTTGCTCTTTTTGCACTTTCTTCTCTTCTGACTCCCGTGATAATCCTCCCGGTCCCGCCATTTTCCTTATATAACTCACAACACCACCTTTGTTGTCGTAGAGGGGGGAATCCCTTTTCCATCATTTTAACAAGTAGAGGTTTTTCAGGATGATTCCAAGCCACATCTGAGTATTCTTTTCTGATGAATGAAATAAGTTCAGGTGGATCTATCGTTGTTACATTATAATAGGCATGATATTTTACACCTGCCATGTCTGCAAGTCTCTTGATTACAATTGAGTCCTTTCCGCCCGAAAAAGCAAGACAATAACCATCACCTGTTTCATTGTCCTTGAGAAATTGTATTGCTTCTTTTTCAAGATCAATTTTTTCAAAAAAAGTTATTTCTTGCAACATGGACTCTCCTTTCTATAATTACTAAACTTTTCGTCTTTTGTCAAGGTTTAATTCAAAACAACTCTTCTTGTCTCATTTCTTTTACATGAACAAATCCGCAAGCATTACAGATTATCTGTGTTACTTGATTTACTTCTGAGATTTTTTTTCATCTCTTGCCACATTTCGCCTATCTCTCCAGAGAAATCCTCTTCATCTTTGACAGGCTCTATTTGTTTTTTATACTCTTCTGGTATTTGTCTTATTTCGTTTATATATTTTATCAATTGATATTTTTTTTCTGTTTCATTAAAAATAGCAATGTCTGGTTGTGTTTTCCATTTTATTGAAAAGTGTTTTTTTACATTAAATAATAGTTGATCAAGTTCACTTTCATAGTACATAGATTTCACATATTCATATACATCATGTCTGACTGTTTCATTTTCATATACTCCATAATATTTTTGAATCTGTATAATAAATTCTTTATATGTCATTCTATCCCTTTCAAATAATCTTCTTCGGTCGGTTTTTTACGTTTTTTTATCTCCTCAAGAAACATTGTCCATATCCTTTCGCTGTTCAAAGTGGATGGGAAAAAAGCTTGATCTTTCCAGAAAGCATTCCCGTGTTTTTTCAAATACCAGAAAAATGAAATAACTTTGTTGGAAAATCCTTTTAAAGATTCACAGGGAGCTCTCTCTTTATATATCTTTTCTATTCGTTTGGCTAATTCTTTTACATGGGTTCTTTGCTTTCCCCAATTATCATAATCCTGTTTTTCTCTGAAAAGAGATTCTATAAATATCCATAAATCTTCCTCATTAGATATTTTAGCAACCTGTTTTTGTTGTGTAAGCGATTCTAACGAATCGCAATTCTTCTTTACTTTAGTTTCCTTTCCTTTCCTTTCCTTTCCTTTAGCAATTTTTTTTTGCAACATGTTGTCAATATGTTTACATGATGTATACAATATGTTTACATCAAAATCGGGCAAATTTTCCACTTTTTCTTGTATTTTTTCCAAATTTATGCCATTTGACCGTCTGGAATACACCTTTTCAAGGCTATCTATGAAGTCTTTACATACAATAGCACCTTTGCGCTCAAACAAATCTTTATCTAGTTTACATGTTGCACACATGATGTATACAACATGTATACATATTGATTCATCACCTCCCATGTATTGAATGAATCTTTCCCGGTCGTATTCATCTTGCATAGATATCCAGTGTTCCGGTACCTGTGAAAGGTACCGTAAAAGCTGGGTAAAATATCCTATTCCTGCAATTCCATAATGTTTCTGGAGTGCAAATATTGTTTTTCCGTCTTTTACGAAAAAAGGAAAGTACTCAACTGTATTCTTTTCACGTCCCATACAATTCCTTTCATTATTTCAACCGGAATCCATAGTCCGGTATAATCATCTTTCATTAATCACTCCCATAAAAAGGCTTAACCCGGTTTATTATACTCCTCTTCTATTAATCTCATAATTTCAAGTTCAGCAGTCTTAGGCGGGCAAATTACTTGTTTATAAGTAGCCTTCATACGATTCCACATTTTTTTATATTTATCCTTTGGTGACTTATTCCATGCTTCGATCGCACGCTTTCCTACAACCCAATCTTGAATTGAACATAATCCACTCACAACAAAATAACAGTCTGTTTTATGTTCCATTCTCAAATCACCTGTACCATCGTACACTGTTGGAATTACTCCACAAAATGGACATTTTTTGTTCATATAACCTCCATAAAAAAAGCGGTTGAATCAACCAGGGTTGCACCCGGAATGAATCCGGCCTGGTTGACTCAACCGCTTGGTTAAGTCTGCATACCCGGTGCAACACGGTATAGTTATATTACTATATCTAATTTTATTTGTCAAGCTAATTAAAAAACTCATCAGGGATTGAATATCCAGGAACAAATATTTTTGCCTTATACGGTTCTATATCAGTTGCCTGCCCTTCTTTGCCCTTAAGCGCATATGGGTGCCACTGTAACCCATCTGTTGTCCATATATCATTATCATTCAAATCGTCATATAGTTTCTCTACCATAATCATTCCCATATTATTTCCTTTCAAAGTATTATAATTCCAAGTTGGATAATACGTTTAATCTTTATCACCTCCGTGTTTTCCTTTCAATAAAAAAGGCAATCATCCGGGGTGCCTCGGCAGGAGAACATCCCCGGAAAATTGCCTTTCATTTTAATCCTGCCGATACGTAATATTATACATATATCCTCGTGAAAGTCAAGAATTAATTCTGTTTTTCATAAAAAATATGTTTTTGTGTATAGTAATATCCCTCACACCCTTCATCATAATTGCACGTATAACATAGATCGCATTTCTTATTCTTTCCTTCTAAACATAACCGTAAATCCTGAATATTGTCATGTAAAATAAGTGCTATTTCTACAGGTATCATTTTATCACCATTACAAATAGATTTTGTGACAGCTTCCATGGCATCATCAATATTCATTTATTTATTCCCTCTATTGCAGAATTATTCTCACATGTTGAATAACCCATCCAATTCCGAGTGTTAAGATAATACCTATCAATAATCCAATCACTATAAAAAAAACTACAATAGGCCAGAATTTTATCCCGCTAAACATATTATCCCCTTTCCCTGTTCAATAAAAAAGGATTAGTGAGTGTCTGCCGGGCAGCCATTCCTTATTTTCGAATATTTCCTATTATACTAAAATCAGCCCCACCAAAATTAAGTTCAGAAAATGGAGTTAAATATTCACTATCTCCTACATATCCTGTGAATGCTTCCCATTCTTTATTTTTTATCCCTTTCAATTGAAAAGACATATTTTCTTCACTATAAACAATCTCACCTGTTAATTCAGATGAACATTCATTTCCATCAAACCACCATACTGTGAATTTGACAATGTCCCCTTCATAAATTTCTTTTCCATACTTATCTTTAAGTTCTGTGTATTGTTCAATAATATATCTACTGCAATTTACTCTTTTTACAAAAATGTTGAAAGTTTTTTCTCCGAAACCGCTATAAGTATATTTTTTTAATAGAGTATCCCATGCCCTAAACTTAATTTCTCTCATAATATTTATTCCCCCAATTTATTATATTTTTTCTGTAAAGCTTTTTTCTTTGTTTCATATTTTTCCATTCTCTCTGTCAGCATAGTAATGATATAATTCCTTTCAAAACATTCCGACGTTTCGCATATTAACCAACCAAGACACACCTTAATAAAATTTTGTTCCTGGTCAATTATAGCGTCTGATAATTCCTCTAAGGTCTTTTCATCAATTTCCATTATTTACTCCTTCTATTTCAAAATTATTCTTACATTTTGAATGTTTTTGGTTTCAATTCCGAGCGTTAAGAAACAATTCCTCCCAGGTACCCGGACAAAACATGCAGGGTGCTATTTAAGTCACAGTTTTCTTTCCTGCTCATAAGGGTGAGGAAATCCCCTTCTTCCCTGCAATGAATGCAGAAATATTTCCCAGTTGAATTATTTATCACAAATGCCTGATGGCCGCTACAGTAAGGACAGTCACCGGTGAATGTGCTTTTTATGCTTTGTTCCAGGTTCATTTTGAGAAAATAGTGACAGTATTCAATAATGTTTGTCCGCCTACAGATTTCATCCAGCAACAGGGCCCGCATGTAGGGGGTGAGGGATATTGTGTCTTTCATACGTCACCTCCCTGGACTTGTTGTGCAAGCTGATAAGTTTGTAAGTCTATCATGTTTCTATAAAAAAAGGATTAGTGAGTGTCTGCCGGGCAGCAGGGGTACACGGAAACCCTTTACACTCACTAATCCTTTTACCTCCGTGTTTTATTTGCCCTATCTATATAATACACATTTACTATTATTATTTCACGGGTAACCTACCCTTGTTACAGCAACATTTTGAACAAGCTTTTTGCTTTCTTCATTGGTAATCTTTCTTATCCAACTACTATTGCAAGATGGACAAGAAGAAAATTCATCGGTAAATAAAGATTTGCATTTTAAACACTTATTCACTTATCAATTCCCCCTGTTCTGGTTTTTGTTCGTTCTCATATACTCTCATAGCAAGATTAATCTTATACTTTAACCAGGGATACAAACGCTTAAAAGCTTTCCACCCTTTACCATGAATTATTCCCCGGTGTATCTCCGTGCTTAGATGCAGCCAATTACGGGGATGGTCCTTCTCCGGTTCTTCATTTCCTCCCATGCCCACATGGAGAATGTGTGCTATTTCTCCCTCACCCCCTAACCAGATCCCACTTGCCTCACATACCGGGACCTTCGCTTTGTATTCATCTTTCGTACAGGGTTCCTCAGAATGCAACACAATCCCTATTTTAGCAATCCATTTTTGAAACTCGATCCATTCTGACTTTGTATAAGTCTGTATTTCTTCCGGAAGTCCATACTCAGCTACCCGGTTTATTATACGTGTTATCCATACAGCCATCTCACGCTCAGAAAAATGCGATGAAGTTTTCCATATCTGAATCCGTTTATATTCTCCTTCATCTTCCAATATGTGAGTATGCCGGAACTTTCGTTTATACATATTCAAGAAATCAGCTTTGATTAAAATCTCCTCTTTGGGGCAATACAATCTTAAATCATCCTCATATATCCCCCAGCCTGAAAATTCATGCTTTGCAGATCCGGCCAGACCAGCGTTCAAGGCCTTTGCTTCTATATCATACCATCTATGCATCAATGCATTTTGTTTGAGATTACGCTTGTTTATATCAGGATTAGCTATAAAGGGAAAATCAAATTCATCTCCCTTTTTCTCAAACATTTTTTTAAGAAAAACTCTCAATAATTCCTGGTACTCAGGGTCAACATTAATTGTGATCTCCCCTATATTACCAGTCTGTTTTTTCTTCTTGTATTTTCCCTGGATTAAAAAACTCATACAATAATCCCTCTTTTTTCTGCAATAGATCTGATTTCTATGTCAGTATCCAAATATTTTTCGATAGATTGTTTTATTACCTCTATATTTTTTTTTGTATAGCAGACACAATCCCTTTTTCTTACTTCGCCTGAATATCCATCTATCTCATCATATATTACTTGATACATAATATACTCCTTTCATGCCCTAATTTCCCATGACTCCAGGGCACACTTGGTTTTTTCAGTCAACATTATAGGTATATTCATACTTCATACACTCCTTTGACATTATTTATCAAGCTTTTCCAACAATCTTAATCTACTGCACCGAGCTTTTCCATCAGTGTTATATGGTACAACAATATCAGACATATCATCCCATTCTATTAGGCATTCCCATATATCATATTTTTTTTTCTCATATTCTTTTTTTATCCAGTTGATTGTTGCAAAACTAACACCGCATCCACACAGAGTAGTACGACACGGATTTACATTCTCTTCTATATATTTATTTTCTCTGATGTTCCATTTTGGGGATGGATTATAAAGCGTTTCTCCTATTGCCTTATATACAATTATTCCATTTTCGGTTTTTTCAAATTGTGATAGGAATTCTTTTTGATTCTTTATTCCATTTGCAAAATCCAGGTCTGTACCTCTCAGGTCTGCATAACTCAGGTCTGCATTGCTCAGGTCTGCATTGCTCAGGTCTGCATTGCTCAGGTTTGCACAACTCAGGTCTGTACCGTTCAGGTCTGCACCGTTCAGGTCTGCACCGTTCAGGTGTGCATTGCTCAGGTTTGCATTGCTCAGGTTTGCACAACTCAGGTCTGCATAATTCAGGTT